CTACCGAATGGCCTACGATCGCTCTGTCCAATGTGGCAGAAAAATCTCTCGCCGATTATCTCGGCGTGCCTACTACCTACACTGGTTCGGTGTCTGCTCTTCCGTTTCGCGTCTATGCTAAGGTCTGGAACGAAAATTACTGCGACCAGGATCTTCAGACACCACTCGTCATCGATACTGGTTCCGGCGTCGATACGACTACTAACACCACTCTGCAGAACTGCTGTTGGGAAAAAGATTACTTCACCACGGCCAGGCCGTGGGAACAAAAGGGTCCTTCCGTCACGCTTCCTCTCGGCACGCTCGCGCCGATCCGCGGTCAAGCGGACGACGGCACCATTACGGATCAGATCTATTACAAGACGGCGACCGGGACGATCCGGTACGGCGTCATGCAGGCCCTCACGGGGACTACCCCGTCCCTGCGTGGTTCGCAGGATGGTGATGCGGGTTCCACGCAGAACATGAAATGGCAGCAGGACGGGGACTCTTCCCATGCTTCCGTCGGTGGTTTCAACTACGCGGACTTGTCCGCGGCCACCGCCGCTACCATCAACGAGCTCCGGCAGGCGTTTCAGTTGCAGCGCCTCTACGAGCGTGACGCCCGCGGCGGAACGCGTTTCACGGAGATCATCAGGGCGCATTTCGGGGTTGTTTCCCCCGACGCCCGTCTGCAGCGCCCGGAATATCTGGGCGGCGGTTCTACTCAGATCACGATGCAGCCCGTTCCTCAGACATCGTCTACGGATGTCACCACGCCACAGGGTAACCTGTCGGCTTACGGTACGTTCTCGGACGCAGGTCACGGCTTCGTGAAGTCCTTCACGGAGCACACTGTAATCCTCGGGCTCATCTGCGTTCGCGCCGACTTGAACTATCAGCAGGGGCTGAATCGGATGTGGTCGCGGCGAACGCGTCTCGATTGGTATTGGCCGGCACTCGGTCATATCGGCGAGCAGGCGGTGCTCAATAAAGAAATCTACGTTCAGGGCAGCGCAGCCGATGACGAGGTGTTCGGCTATCAGGAGCGGTACGCGGAGTACCGCTACAAGCCTTCGGAGATCACAGGTAAGTTCCGATCGACCTACACGACCCCGCTCGACCAGTGGCACTTGGCTCAGGAATTCTCGTCGTTGCCCACGTTGGGCGCGACGTTCATTCAGGAGAATCCGCCCGTCGAGCGCGTCATCGCGGTCACATCGGAACCCCATTTCCTGTTCGATGCGCGCTTCAATCTGAAGTGCGCTCGTCCTATGGGACTCTATGGAGTCCCCGGGAACATCGATCGCTTTTAAGGAGCGTCAATGCCGTTCCCGTTCATTCCACTCATTGGTGGCGCCATCGCCGGCCTTGGGGCCGTCGGTGGCGCTCTTATCAACTCGGGCGCCCAGGCCGAGGCTAACGAGGCCAATCTTGAGGAGGCTCGGCGCAATCGCGCCTGGCAAGAGCGCATGGCTAACACCGCGTACCAGCGCGGGATGGCCGACATGCGGAAAGCGGGGCTGAACCCGCTTCTTGCCTATTCTCAGGGAGGAGCCTCAACGCCCTCGGGCAACATGGCGACCGTTCAATCAACTCGACCCGGCGATGCACTCTCGACGGGTCTGTCTACTGGAGCCTCGACGGCGCTTGAGTCGTATCAAGCGCTTACCTCGGCGGAGCTTCAAAAATCTCAGATGACGCTGAATGCGGCTCAGGAGGTGGCCGCCGTGAGGGAAGCGCAACTCAAGGAGAGCACCGCTCTCCAGGTCCAGCAGGCGACCAAGGGAATCCGACTCGAAAACGCGAAGAGGTTATCAGAGCTGCCAAAACATAAAGCCGCAGCCGAAGTGGATGTAGCGCATAGCCAGGTCGATAAGGACAACGTCAAATACGACAATTGGCTAAAACGCATCCAAAACACGATCGGCGTGGCGGGTTCGGCGCTCGACGTAGTCAACCCCCTTCGCGGGATCAAGGTCCATCCTAAAGGTCCTGCTGGTCCAGGCCCGAAAGGGCCGGCAATTCTCAAAGGTCCCAATGGTGGGACCGTTATTCATCACCAGGGCACCAACTATTACCCATGGAGCACTAAATGACCCCTGCACCGAAGTTCCGTACTTCTCTCCCCGGGCACAGCCCGGTGCGAATCGATTTCAGCGATTCGCCTTCCCGTGCGAAGCAATCCTTCAAAGAGGCGTGCGATATTAACAACATTGCTGCTAAAGCACGCCAGTCTGGTTTTCTCGCCGCCCCGCAGGGATCGCCTCTTTATGGCGACTTCAGCGGCGCCAACGACTACCGCGAGGCTCTCCACGTCGTCATGCGAGCGGAGGAGCAATTCTCGGCTCTCCCTGCGGCGGTACGGGATCGTTTTCAGAACGATCCGGCGGCGTTCCTGGCTTTCGCGACCGACTCGAGTAACGAGGAGGAGCTCATAAAACTCGGACTCGCCACACGACGCGCAGCGGCGGAGCCGCCTGCACCGGCTCCGGAGCCTGCGAAGAAGGCGAAGAAGGAGCCCGTCGATGGCGAGTAAGCTCATTCACCTGGGTCTACTAACCGCGTTTTTCGCGGTTTTCTTGGGCTGCTCCTGCATGGAGCGCACCCTCGAAAAATCCAAAAAAATTTTCGCGACCCCTTCGGGGTCGCCTAAAGGGGAACCCGCGGAGCTTGCTCCGCGGGTTGGCAAGCGCCCGTAGGGCGCGCGGCAGTCGGCCGAACAGTTACAGTACTTGATGTAACTGTTCGGACTGACACCAAACCTGGTGTCAAAAGCGGAGCCGTAGGCTACGCTACAAAAAGACGGTCGGTCCGACCGTCGTCTCAAACGGAGTCTTAAATGGCCTTCAGGTCTAAAATGTCTCGACGCGGCTCTCGGAAGCTATTCACGAGGACGGCCCGTCGGACTCACCGCCGTAACATCGGCCCGCGGCCGATGCGTGGCGGAATCCGGTTGTAAAAAGGGGACGGGAACAGTCGATGACCTGTTACCATCCCCTCACGGGGTATCGGTCGAAAGACCGGAACCCGTCTGGAAAACGTAGCATCGTTTTCAATCCGGGTCCAAAACACGCCCTCTCGGGCGTCCCGGTAAAATTGCCTTGTGGGCAGTGCATCGGCTGTAGGCTAGAGCGCTCACGTCAGTGGGCGATCCGATGCGTCCACGAGGCATCCCTTCACTCTCAAAATTCCTTCCTCACTCTTACGTACGCGGACGAGAAACTCCCCGCGGACGGTTCCTTGGTGGTGAAACACCACCAAGACTTCATGAAGCGCCTCCGGAAACATCTTTCGCAGGAGCGAAAGGATCCCTGCCCGTGCCATAAAGGCACGGACACGAAAGTGCGCTTCTTTCATTGCGGCGAGTACGGTGAAACGTACGGTAGGCCGCATTATCATACGCTTCTCTTTGGTCACGACTTCGAGGACAAGGTCCTCGAATTCACCACACCTCGCGGCGACGAGGTGTTCACTTCGAAGACCCTAGGTGAGCTATGGACGCACGGACTCTCCAAGATAGGCTCCGTCACCTTCGAAAGTGCCGCTTATGTGGCACGATATATTACGAAAAAGGTGACGGGAGACGATGCAGAAAAGTACTACGAGGGGCGGAAGCCCGAGTATGTCACCATGAGCCGTCGTCCTGGGATAGCTCACTCCTGGTTCGAAAAGTTCAAATCTGATGTTTCCCCCACGACGAGGTGATCATCCGCGGAAAGCGGATGCCACCTCCTCGTTTCTATGTGGCGCAGCTCTCGGAAGAGGAGCGCGCCGCTCTACGTCTTTCTCGCGAGAGAAAGTCAGTCGAGAATGTCTCGGCTGACTCTAGTCACCTTCGGCTCATTGTTCGTGAAGAGGTTCACGAACTGAAAGCCGAAACCTTAAAGCGCAGGTACGAGCATGAAGCTTAAGATGTTCGCTATTCGGGATTCGAAGGCGGAAGCCTTTGAACGCCCGTTCTTCTTCGGCACGCATGGCGAAGCCATCCGTGCGTGGGACGAAGCGGTCAACGACCCGCAGTCCCCTTTCTTTAAGCACCCGAACGACTACTGTCTCTTCGAAGTCGGAGAGTTCGATAGGATCACGGGGGCGCTCTCGATTCCCCCGCACCCGATCTCGCACGGTAGTGCTTTCGAGTTCCACAAGGGGAACTCGCAAGTGTCCATGATTCCGCGGGCGGTGACGCCGTGAGATCAGTCAATCAGGGACACGTCTTCTCTCAGGTTCCCCGCGCGGAAATCCCGCGCTCGGTCTTCGATCGCTCTTGCGGTCGGAAGTCCACGTTTAATGCAGGGTACTTGGTACCCATCTTCGTGGACTTCGCCCTTCCGGGGGACACCTTCAATCTCCGCGCGTCCATGTTCGCACGCATGGCAACGCCCCGCGTGCCGGTCATGGACAACATGTTCGCGGAGACCTTCTTCTTCGCGGTTCCCATCCGTCTCCTGTGGACGAATTTCCAGAAGTTCATGGGGGAACAGGAAGATCCGGGGGATTCCACGGACTTCCTGGAACCGCAA